GAAAGCCACTGACTTGTTAGCCCAACCTTTCCACCCGAAGTAGAAAGGACATATCTTTCCATTCGGTTGGTCCTTTGACTTCCCAAACATACTACCACCCCTTTCTGATTATATAAAGTCTTTGATTAAAAAAGGTTTCCATGTTTGGGCTTGGACTAATCCGCGATATGGCGGTTGCCATACGGCTTAAGGACGAAGTTAGTGGGACTCTAAGAAGAGTCAATCAAACAGTTGATGTGACAAAGAACAAGCTTAACGAAGTGAGAGCGTCATTTTCAGGGCTTTTTGCTGTTTCAGCAGCTCTTACAGCGGTTGGAGCAGTGACGGGGGCTATGACTCGCACTACCATAGGGTTAGAGAGGGCAATGCAGGAACTTCAGGCGCGGACAGGAGTAACGGACAAAGAATTGCAACACCTTCAGAGCACTTTAATCAGGCTCGCACAGACAAACTCCAACTCTTTCCAGGAAATCGGCGGTGCGATGACAGTTCTCAGGCAGCGGTGGGGTGCTCTCGGAAGCGCTATGCAACCGGTTACCCAGCAGATGCTCGACTTCGCTAAGGTTACAGGCACAGATGCGGTTCAGGCTGCGAACAATATCTCAGTGGTGATGAAGGCTTTTGGCATGGACATTAGCCAGGTTGCTGATGCAACCGACCTGCTTTTGGCGGCATCTCAGAGGTATGGCGTAGAAGCTGCGAGGCTTGCTGAACTGATAAGCGATAACGGTGCAGCTCTAAAGCTTCTCGGTCTGGACATAAGCGAGGCAATAGGCTTGCTCGCATCGATGGAGAGCCAAGGCGTGAATGTAGCGAGGGTTCTGATGGGTCTGAGGCAAGCGGCTGCCAAGGGCATAGACGTAAAAGAGACCCTCAAAGCGCTTGCCCAAATCGAAGACAAGACTCTCAGGACAAAGAAGGCAACAGAGATATTCGGGAGCTATGCCGGACCAGGCATATCTCGAATACTTGAGGGAGGAATAGAGAGCCTGAACAAATTCATGCTGAGGTTAGAGGATGTCAGGGGCGTTACAAAGAAGGCAAGCAGGGATATTGACGAGAGCCTCTCCGAGCAACTCGGCATACTCAGGAACAATATCGCGCTTGTCACGGCTGAACTCGGTAAAGGGCTCATGCCGATTTTAAAGCCATTCACGGGGCTTGTCAAGAGCGCAGCACAGGCGTTCTCTGCTCTTCCGGCTCCTGTGAAAGCTGTCCTATCTTCTATAACCGCACTGGTGGGAGTAATCGGGGCAATCGGCGGACCTCTGCTCATGCTTGTTGCCGGATTGGGGTTTGCGTCTTCAGCTGGTATTACGCTGGTAGGAGTACTCACGTTGATTGGCAAAGTTATGCTGTTCGTAGGGGCAGCTACAGGTGCTATTGTAGCCGCCGTCACCATCCTGTCGAAAGTTTGGGAGTCTAATTTCCTTGGCATCAGAAACAGAGTAATAGAGTTCTGGGGGGTGGCTAAAGCGGTCTTCGCCGCTCTTAAGGTCATCTTTAGCGCTTTCTGGGCGACTGTGAAGGACACTTTCACCCCCATCGTTGACCTGCTCAAGGAGTTCGGCTTAATCGGCAAGGATGCCGGCAAATCCTTCCAGGGCACCTTCAAACCTCTCATAGACTGGCTAAGTAGAAACAAGGAAACCCTCAGAGAGTTTGGCAGGGTGCTCGGGTGGATTGCAACGCTCGGACTGCGAGCTTTCATCTTAACAATCTACGCACTCGTAAAAGCTCTCAGGAAGCTGAACGAAATCTGGGCGACGGTCAAGGAGAACATTGAACCCATCATGAAAATAGCGAGCTTCGCAATTCCCGGCGTTGGGCAGCTAAAACTTGCAGGAGAGCTCGCAACTAAGGCAGGGTTACCAACACCCGCCGAACTCGCAGCGGCAACAATAGCACCAGGCAGAGGGCATGTAACAAACATCAACAAAACGGTGGGCAAGATAGAGATAAAGGTGGAGGGTGCAGGCGACCCGGACAAAGTTGCTGAAAAAGTCGTCAAGAAAATAGAAAAGCAGTTCATGGGGATGTAGGCAATGGAAAAGGTGAAGCTTGGAGACATAGAGCTAACTGCGACTCAGGTATTGAGGCTCTCGCTGAAAGCAACAACACCAAGGCACAAGACGGAGAAGCAATTCTCGGTTGCTGACCACCTCATTGAGGAGCCAGAGGTGCTCAGAATCTCATGCAAGCTCTTCAAAGATAGCGGGGAATACGAGGAGCTACTTAAGCTCTATAACTCAAAGCAGCCTGTGAGGTTCACCTCCGAGCTCTACGACATAGAGGAGGTTGTGGTCGAAGAGTTCGAGGTATCCCCAGCAGGGCTAAACACCTACGACGCAGAAATTACGGTCAAGGCGATAAGGCGAGCGGAGCTCAAAACACGGATAGTAACCTTCGAAGACCCTGCAACAGGAACAACGGTTGAGACTGGTGAGGAATACCCCGGAGGCAATACAGCTCTAACTCCCAAGCCTATCTCATACGAGGACAAGCCAACGGAGTCGGATGGCACGAATTGGGCGGACAGAGCTATAAGCTGGCTCAGGAGGAGGCTTGGTATCTAATGCCCGATGGAGTCCTGCCATTCGAAGTTCAGCTTGGTCTCCCGCAGAAGCAGAGAGCTAATATCAACAACGTAGCCTATGAGCTTAGATATTCTTACAACTCCCAAGGCGAATTTGTCAAGCTCAAGGTTACCCGCGTTGAGGACGGCACGGTAGTATTCAACTCCAAGCTCACTGAACTGAACCCCATCGAGGTCAAAGATCCTGCCACCTACGAGGTGCTTTTCACGCTCTTGCCTTACAGGCTTGGCGAAGATGAGGTAGAGGTGTGGGTGTTCTGGGATGAGTAGCTTCTGGAATCGCTACGTTGAGCTTGAGATTGGCGATATTGTAATCAGGAACTCAGACCTCGACATTTACTTCAAGGTAGAGAACAGCACCGGCGAGGAGGCGGGAAGCGCTGAAATAACCATCTTCAACCTCGCAGAGGCGACGAGGCAGAAGTTTAAGCCTGGCGAGCAGGTAATCCTCAAAGCAGGCTACCAGGGCGACTATGGCATAATCTTCTCTGGCACTATCAAGGAGGTTGAGGATGAATACCAGGGCGCGGACGTGGCAACGATAATCTACGCTCAGGATGACACGAGCCAGCTTCTCAAGACGGAAATAAACCTCAGATACCCTGCTGGAACGACTTTGGAGAACATAGCGAAGAGCCTGTTCAAGCATGCTAACATCCCTGTTGGACGCGTTGAAAGCACAGGACTGAGCCTCGCCTCTACCTGGGTAACTGGGAAGAGGACAGTAGCAGACGCGCTCAAATACCTCGTGGGCGAGATAAAGGCAATCTCAGGCAAGAAGTTCAACTTCTACGTCAAGAACGGAGCTGGCTACTTTGTAGAGGAGAACACCCGATACGAGGAGGCTTTCGTGCTCAGCGCTGAGACCGGACTCATGGAGGTTCAGAAGATAGGCAAGGAGGACGGCGAGGCAGATTATCGCATCAGAACGCTCATGCTCTGGAAAATCACCCAGGACTCGCTTCTCGACCTGGACAGCATAAAAGCGAAGGGGCTATTCAGAGTGGTGAGCTACAGGAAAATAGCACGTGGGGAGGAGTACTACTGCGAGGTCGAGGTGAAGGCGGTATGATCCCGAAGCTCATTGATGAGCGAATAGAGAGAAGGCTTAGGGGCATATACACAGCTTGCACCGCAGTGGTTACCCAGGTGAAGGGTAGCACATGCAACCTCCGCCTCGATGACGGCGAAGATACCGAACTCTTCGACGTTCCCATCACCGAGAACCTCCAGTATCTCCATGACCACGACGCCCAAGGCGCTGTTGTAAGCAAAGCACCCCAAGAGGGGGACAGGGTGCTCGTTGTCTTCTCGAAGTATCCCTTGAGTGGTAAGTCTGCGAGGCGCTTCGACATCAACGACGCTGTGGTAGTTGCAAAGCTTACTGGTAGCAGTGGTGGTGGTCGGTACGCATAATTTTGCGGTAATTACCACTAACCGCAAAACTTTGCGGTAGCGACTAACAACCGCATAATTTTGCGGTAACCGCAAAGTATTGCTGTAACCGCAAGGTCCTGACTTTGGTTTATAAAGTCCACGCATGCTGATTTTTCATCATGAGTTACGGCACTACTCTGGAGCTCTCTTTGGACGGCGACCTTGTTGTGAACGAGCTTAACACATTTGGCATGGTCACAGGCGTTGAGAAGGCAAAGCAAGACCTGCGGGTGCTCCTCAAAACTGTGAAAGGCGAGCACCCCGAGAACCCGGACTTCGGCGTGGACTGGCTCAGAATCAAGCAGAGCGGGCTCAAGGAGAATGTCATCAAAGCTGAGCTTACCAGGGCGCTCAAGCTCTACCCCTGGCTCAAATCTGTGGATGAAATCAAGATAGGCAGCCTCGACGAGAACCGCACGCTGAGCATCTCTGTGAAGGTAACTCTCACGGGCGGAGAGCAAGCCACGGCGGAGGTGACGGTGTAAATGGCAGGCGTGGATTCTAACGGCTTCACTCTCAAGACTTACAAAGAGATTATCACTGACATGGAGGCAAGGGCGAAGAACGAGTTTGGCTTGGACATAGACCTCTCGGATACTTCGCCGCTGAGCAAGTTTCTCAGGAGCATAGCTCAGGAAAAGGCGCTACTCTGGCAGGTGCTTGAGGATGTGTACTACTCTGCCTACATCGACTTCGCAACTGGTGTAAACCTTGACCGAGTAGTGGCTTTGCTTGGGGTCACCCGCAACCAAGCGACAAAAGCAACAGGCACGGTAACCTTCTCACGCTCCACCCCTGCGAGCAGCGACATCTACATCCCCCTGGGCACGAGGGTGAGCACCTCCGGAGACAATCCCGTTATCTTCGAGACCACCCAGGGCGTAACGCTCGCCGCAGGGAGCACAAGCGTTGACGCTCCCATCCAGGCGGTGGAGGCAGGGGCAGCGGGGAACGTCGCCGCGAACACAATCACGGTCTTGGTCGACCCTATCTCGGGCATAGAGAGTGTGAACAACTCCTCGCCGACATCGGGAGGAGCGGATACGGAGAGCGACGCCTCGCTAAGGCTGAGAGCGAAGCAGGCTGTTGAGGGCTTTGGCGGCGGCACGGTTGCAGCGATAGAGAGCGCAATCAAGGCGGTGGACGGAGTAATCGACGCCCTGGTGACGGAGGATACCGTCAACCACACCGTCAGCGCGGTGGTTGAGGGAGGAGCGGACGCAGACATCGACGCAGCAATCGAGGACACCCGCCCGGCGGGTATTCAGGTAACCTGGCAGCGTCCCACATACGTTGACATCTACGTTGATGTGCAGGTAACCCAGGAAAGCGGAGCTCCTTCAACCGTCCTCTCAGACGTGCAGCAGGCGGTAATCGACTACATCTCCTCGCTGGGCATAGGTGACGACGTAATCTACAACAAGGTCATAGACGCGGTGATGAGCATCACCGGCGTCGCTGATGCCGTGGTAAAGATTGACACCGCCTCGCCCCCTGCTGGCACGTCTAACATCGCGATAGCCAGCACCGAAAAGGCGAGGACCGACTCAACCAAGGTGACGGTCGCATGAGCGCGATAGATAGGCTTGTAAGAAGGCTCTCAAGCGCATACCGCCGCGAGCAGGGCAGCAACAACTACAAGCTGCTCTCAATCCCAGCTCAAGAACTCGACCAGCTTGAGCAGGAGATGCAGAACGTCCTCAGCGCTCACCACGTGGACACAGCAACAGGCAAGAGCCTGGACAGAATAGGCGAGCTCGTTATGGTCAGGCGCAACCCTGGCGAGAGCGACACCGACTACCGCAACAGGATAAAGTCAGAGTGGCCGGCTCGTGCAAGCGACTCAACCAAGCAGGCGATAATCTACGCCCTGACCACAATCCTCGGCGTGAGTGAGACAAAGCTGAACATCGTCGAGGACTTCGCAAACTCTCCTGCTCACTTCAAGCTCGAAGTGGCATCAGACGTGAGCGACAAGGAGAGCAAAATCATCGAGATAGTCAACAGGACTAAGGCGGCAGGCGTGAGCTGGGAGCTCTTCTGGCTCGGCTCTAAGTGGGATGTTGGCACGTGGGATAACGCGGTATGGGGGTCGTAGTAATGGTGAGGTTGGATGACGTGATAAAGGCGAAGGAGCGGGAAAAAGAGCAGGCAGAGCAGGAGATAAGGCGAATAGAAGAAAAGAAGGTCATAGCCAAGGCTAAGATAGAAGCACTCAAGAAGATAAAGGACATTCTTCGCGGTCACCCTGACCTTGCCGAAGAGCTTGGAATAGAGGTGTAGGGAAATGGCGACACAATCAAGCTGGGACGACCCGGGCACAGACCCTGGGGCTGGAAACAGGAAAGCGGTTCCGAATGCGACAATTTCCAGCTCTATGATGAACTGGATTCTGTACACGATAAGCATGATTGACCTGCCAGACCTCGACGGCAGGCTGAGCAATGCCGAGACGGAACTTCAGAATGCAAGAGGCTCAGCAGCAAGCCTCGACGCTCGCCTTGACGCTTTCCTCAATGAGGACGGAACACCGAAGAAGAGCCAGCTGGAGCAGGGAGGGGCTCACGAGCTCGTTGGAATAGTGCTCCAGGGCGCAGACGCGAGCAAGCCGGCAGCGGGAATCGCAGGGAGATTCTGGCTGAGCACAGACACGAAGGCGTTCTACTATGACGATGGCACGCAGTGGGTGCTGATAGGCAAGCTCGCAGGGCTTGACCTGAGCAACCACGGCGCGAGGCACAAGGCAGGGGGCCCAGATGCTATCCTGCCCGACACAATCGCAAACGTGCTCACAGATCACGACCTTGCCAATCACACCGCCCTCGGGCTTGAAGAGACAGCGAACAAGGGCGTTGCAAACGGCTACTGTGAGCTTGACGCCAACGCATTAGTGCCCGTCTCGCGAATCCCCTCCCTCACGAGGAGCAAGATAAGCGATTTCTTCAGCTCGCCATTCTGGGGGAACATCCCAGATAAGCCTTCCACTTTCCCGCCTTCTGCGCATACCCACCCGGTTGCAGACCTGACCGACCACACGAAAGCGGTGCACGATAGCTTAGGCATAGACGCGGCAACGCTGGGAGGAAAAACTGTAACTGACATCATATCTCTACTTCCACAGCGTGATGCAGCTGGTAATGTGGTATATAACTCTACACCTGACGTTGATGATACAGTAAGTTCTGGCAACACATCAACAACAGGCGCATGGATAGACTTATACACAGTGACATGGAATAAAGCTGAGAATGTTGTCTGGGCGAAATTTGAATATCAAAATTCAGGAGATACAGATGTAAATGGCTTTTTAAGCGGTAGCACGCGCATAAAACTAACTGACGGTGTAAATGTCATTTATAGCGCATCTTCTGCTGTCTCGACAAGTTGGATTACAAGAAGTGTCCAGGTGAGGGTTCGTCAACTCGCAGCGGGAAGTATTTCAGTTACTGTTCAGGGGTATTTATCCCAGGGGGATTTGTTATCAGCGCGGTATATGAAAATCATGCGTAACTTGACTGAAGCGGAATAGGAGGTGGAATAAATGCCAATCTCGCAGGCGGACCTGAAGGAATACGGCTCTAACAACCCAGATTCCGACGGCGGGGCAATAGACACAACGAAAGTGATAGAAACGGCAAAATCAACGGCACGACGGATTTGTTCCCCGTGGTTACTGGCGACCAGGCGGCAGCTGGCATCACAATCTACAGGAAGATTTTCAGGCGCAACGAGCATGCAACGCTGACCTGGCTAAGCGTCAAGACGTGGATAAGCCAGCAGGTAACAATTGCCGGCGCTGACAGGTTCTTCATCGGCATAGGCATAGACAACGCGGCAGACGACGACCCAGCGCAGGGGAACATGGTAGCGCTGAGCGCAAACTCCGTAATCGCTGCTGTGAGCGACAGCGGCACAGATGCGCGGACGTTAACAATCGTTGGCAAGGACGCGAACGGCGCTTATCAAACAGAGACGCTGACCCTCAATCGGCACCACTGAGGTGGTGGGCACGCTCACGTTCTCCCAGGTTCTTGCCTGCTACTTGGACACTAGTGATGCGGGGGCAACGGTGACAATCCGCCAGGGCAGCGGCGGGTCCACAATCGGCACAATAGGCCCGAACAAAATTATCTGCTGGCTCTGGGTGCAGCCTGCCTCGAAGACAGACGCGGACGTGCTCGTGCACGGCGACATCGCGCCAAGCGGGATCCTGGGGCTCTGGTACAAGATAGAGGTGCCCGCAGGGAGTGGCGCGGGCAACTATCAGGGGCAGACACAAAGCGAGGGCGACACGGAGGCGTAGCGATGCTCACCCAGCGCGAGGTTGAGCTACTCGCGGGCAAGGCAACGGCGAGCGACGCGGAAGAGGCAAAGCTGTTCGACGCACTCAGGACAAAGCTGAGCGCTGGAATTGCAGCGAGCGACATCCCGCGCGTGTACGTCTTTCTGACAAAGTTACTGCAGGCGCGGAGGTTGCGGCTCAAAGCGGAGAGGATACAGGCAGCGCTCGACGCTGGCGGGCTGTCGCAGAAGGAGGAGGAGCTGCTCAGGCAAAAGCTTATGACTGTAAATGAGGAGCGCAAGAAGCTGCTCGCTGAGGTAGTGCTATGACGCAGTACTTCGTTGACGTCAACGCCGTTACGGCCCAGCTGACAGGCACGCTGAATTTCACAAACGGCTCCACAACGGTTACCGGGACGGGGACATTATTCACGCAGGAGCTTGCGGTCGGAGACTACATCAAGAGCGATGACCCCACGGAGGGCGTGGAGTGGTACAAGGTCACGGCGATAACTGACGACGTGACGCTGACGATTGACCACGCCTTCCAGCAGGCGACACATTCCTCGACCGCATCTAAGAACAGCAACGACGGGCTGAGCCCCGCGACTGCATTCTGTAGCCCGAGACAGTTTATTGGTGCAACTCTCTCACCAGGGGACGTATGTTACTTGAGGCGGGGACAGACACACATCATAACGACAGATATAGGGGCTGCGAGCGATGGAGCACTGAATAACCCAATTATTATGATGGGAGATGATGGGACTGGCTGGCCTACTGAAACAGGAGCCGCCCGCCCAGTTATCGACATGAGTACAATTAGCGGAATAACTCTTTTCATGAATTACGACTACTATTGGGAGTTTAGGGATATTACGTTTAAATCTAATGCAATAGATGGAGTAATCAAAAGCATGAGCCGCGGCAAACTTGTTGATTGCGATTTGCTTTCTCCACAGCGCAGTTTCCGACATGAAGTGACTTTCGTTGAGGAAATGATTTTCGAACGCGTCACATGCGATAATCAGGTGTATATACAACGTGGCGGGACGCTAAAAATGCGCGATTGCAACATCGCAGAAATAAATATGTATGGTGGTGGTAATCTCTATCTCGAAAATTGCACAATTACGACATT